GTGGGGGTGTACAAATTGCCGACGTCATCGTACAGCCGTTCAGCAAGGTTTCCTATGTCATACAGACCATCCAACGGTCTGATTTCGCCAGATTCCACGTCCTTTAGGGCGTTTAGCATATACTCCTTTGGCGATGCCCCTAAAGTCTCGTCCACATAATCGTCGGGGAGCGGAAGGTCCTGGACCATTTTCTTGAGTTCGGCGATATCGGGCGAGTCACCGCTAGCGAAATAGCCGTCTATTTGGTTAAAAAGCCCCGACAATCCTTTCGCCGCCTTTTCGATATCTGCCGCCGGTGGCCCGGAGGCGGTGGAAAAGGGTAAATTTTCAACATAATCATACGTGCTACTAGCAATAGTTTCTATCTTTTGCCAGCCGTAGCCGGGTTCGATGCTGCCGGATTTTATACCCTCCAGCATCTTTAGTATATACTCCTTTGGCGATACTCCCAAAGTCTTGTCCACATGATCGATAAGCGGTATACTCTTGACCCAGTGGGCGACTTCGTGGACATCGGGCGGTGCCCCGCTGACAAAATAGTCATCCACGTAATTAAGAATCCCCGACAGTCCTTCTACCGCCTTTTCGATATCCGCCGCCGGTGGCCCGGTCGGCCGGCGCTTTGCAAACGTCTCAGCCTCGTTGAAGAAGTTGGTTTTCCGGAACGTCGCTTCGGGGTCCTTCGGCCCCATCTTGGCGCGATACATGTCCGGGGTAAGATTCCAGACGTTATCCGGGTCCGTGAGATGGTTAACAATCATCGCATCGGCACGCCGGGGGTCACTGTACTCCATCTCACGCCCGGTAAGTTCCCCCACGTGACTGTATTCCATCTCAAGCCCGGTAAGTTTCCCCGCGTGGTCAGGGGTAAATCCCCGCAGGGAGGTGGTCGGGTCGGCGCTGACGGAAGTACCGGGGGTTCCCATTTCTTGACTTTGGCCCCTAGTATACCCTCCATGAAGGATGACGCCGGGGTCGGTGGTGCCGGCGCCTACGGAAGCTTCCGTTCCATGGTAATACGGTTGTTTGGCCGCGCGGCCCTTAATGCCACGCAGGGTGCCGGCCATTGACGGGATAAACGGGAGAAGGCCGGCTGTCGAGAACAGGTAATTGGACAGCGTCCGCTGATCCGGTTCCCTCAAGTACATCCTCATATCGGCCATAGGTCCGGTAACGTCCCCAACCAGGGGGGCCATCGCAGACCAATCCAAGAGGTCCATGCCGGGCGAGGGCCACTCACCCGGACCAACACTGCGGGCAGTGCCGACATTCCCCTCGTATTGGTTATACCAATCCGTGGTTGACCGGGGCGACCAGAGGGGATCGAGCTGCGCCTCGTACGCCTCATCGATAAGTTCGAGGTTACTTTTGTTTTTCAGATACCGGGACACTGTTCGGAACCTCTTCATTGTCAAATTTGGCGTTAAGCTCAATCAGCTTTAGGCGCTGGTCGATAGTCTTTTGCAGGTGGCTCAGGTCGGCCTTGTATTGGTCGCCCTGTTCCCTCAACTCCGCCACGAACCTCTTGGTTTCCTCCTGCATTTGTTGCAGCGCCATCATTGCTTGCACCTGCATCTGCGCCTGCTGCATCTGCGCCTGCTGCATCTGTTCGGCCGCCTGCGCCTTCTGCATTGCCGCCTGCTGGCCTTCGGGTGATTGCGGGTCTACCCAATACTGCTCGGGGGCGGCCACACCCATCAACCTGGCGAAGTTAACGCGCGATTTGTACATGGTCGATGCATTGACCATGACGCCGTCCAAGCCACCCTGCATGGCGGTTTCTTGGTGTTGGATAACCTGCAGCAGCGAGGACGCTTGCCGCATCCGGGTGCCAGAAGACAACCCGACCGCAACCTCGGTGGAATGCCGGTCGGCCCACATCTGCGGCGTTTGCTCCAGCCAAGTGCCCTGCACCCTGGCGTTCAGAACACCGGGCCAGTGCCGTTTCATCAACCGGTGCAACTTCAAGTATATCTGAGCCACGAACGTTTCGGCTAGATTTTTGGCGATTAGCGCATCGTCTTGTTCGATAGCGGACATGATGCGCTCAAGACCATGCGCAGAATCTGCACCAACCTGCTGCGCCTGTGGGGCGGAGTCAATACTGCCGGCGCCAGACTCCCGGCGCATCTTGTCCAGCACCTCCAGCATCATGAAAGACTGGTGCGGTATTTGGACCTCGTTCAGGGGAATGATGCCGTTCAAGTCTTTCATCCGGACCACACCGCCTCGGCGCTGGGTGGCCAGAAGGTCGTCTATATTGACCATGCGCTCGACAACACCGATGCGCTGGTTTAGGTTGCGCCAGCCGGCATCGAGAATTTGCCGCATCAATTCCGACTTGTAAATCTGGAGGTTCCGGATGCGTTCTTCAAGCGAAATGCCCTCAAAGCCGCGTAGCCCGAATAGCGCGACACCATTCACGAATGGTTGGTCGTCCCAGGGCTCGTCTTCGATCAGGATATTTGTGCCATGGTGCCCGCCAGCGGTAATGATGCGCCGCAACTCGGCGATGCCGTCACCGTCGGCGTCAATGCGGTAATAACTCTCCGCTAGTGTTACTTTTCTCGAAGACTTGTGGCCGGCTTCATACCCTATTTCTGCGGCATTGCCCAAACGGATACCGGCCGGGTCGTAGGTCGTATCATCGAGTCGGTCAACGATGTCGCGGGGGACACCGAAGGCGATGAGGTCGCTGGCCATGACCTGCCGCAAATGACACACGAATCTGGCGTCGTCTAGGCTGACATCCTCGTGGTCAGAATTAATCAGAACCTGTTCACGGGGCGCCCACTCTATCATGGGACAATCGTGGGTCACCCTGTTCTGGATATCGATGGTGAGGGTGCCGTCATCGTTTTGCTCGTACCCAACGACATCCTCCATGGCAGCGGCGCCATCAGCCGGCACGCCACGAATACGCCGCCCGACGACGGACTCGCTGGTGTCCCAATACACCTTAGCGAAGCAGTTCTTAAAAATGAGCGCGTCCTGGAATGCCCGCTGCAAGACGTGATAGCCTTTGTTGGCTGTCATCACCACGTGGTGGACGGCCTTGGACTCACTCTCGGCCTGCTGCTCGTCACCGGCCCCGTTGGGCGTGAACACCACAGGGTTATCGCCGTAGAACCCAGGCATGATGCTCGCCATCAGCGAGATTACGGCGTTGCGGACATCCTCGCTCACGACATTTGAAAATTCTCCGGCGTTCTCCTGCGCCTCTTCGACAGGCAGCTCGCCATCGAAGTATTTGCGGGCCGTTTCAATCCCCGCTATGTTGAGGGTGTTGATGGCGTTCTCAACCTCATGGCGGACAGCTTTCAGGACTTCGCTGTCGGACAACTCGTAATCGCTGTCACCAGTCAGACCGGGAGATTCTTCGCTTGTATCCTGTAGCATAGCTCTTGTTACCACGCCTATTGTTGACTGGCTGCGACCAATCTTCGTAATGGGGGGAGGAATGATCGCCGTACATCAGCAAATCGCCATCGCCTACACCAATACAGAGGTACTGGAGAGCCTCGCAAATGTGCGAGTATATATTCTTCTCGGGAACGTCGTGAAACCGCTCGTCGCCTGACACCTTCACCCGCCGGTACATATAGTGACCGCTGCAACCTTTTATGAGGTACTTGCAGCGCGGGTGAATGATGATCGCCGGCTTGCCCCTCACCATGCGGTTGAATCGGGTTCCGACCGCGTCCCTGCGTAGGGTGAAATCGTTGGTGGGGGCCTTGTAAATCCTAAACCCGTGGCTCTGCATCATTGCGATGGGGGTGTTCTTGTCCGCCTGTGACCGCGGGTTCGACGGATCACCCCATCCGTGGCCCCACTTGAGTTGCGGCCATTGGGTTGCTTTACGCTGCGTAGCCGCTTCCGCAAGCTCTTCGGCGCTGAAGTTTTCGGTCACGACCTCATCGAACACAAACAGCACCCCGTCGAGGTCTTGCGCCAAGACCATCGCCGGGGTCAGCCCGAAATCCTGTCCGTAAATTATCGGCAATTCCGGGAGAGGGTCGCGCTCGCGGACATGGACATCATGTTGAAACTCCGGAAAAACGGCCTTGCCGTCGATGGCGATGCCGTTCTCGTTGGCCAAATTAACTCTGATCCAGTCCCGCCGCTTGCCGGATAGGAGCTTATCGTAGTAGCCTTTGGGGAGATTGATAAGGTTATCGGCGTCGGGCCTCACGACCCATTCACCGTCTATTTCCATGACCGCGCCAGGCTGTTTGAAAAACGTCCACCCCTTTGGTGGGTCTTTCTCGTGGACGGCGTACCAATGGTCATCATCCGGGGCATTGGTGTCCCCGACAATCATCCCGGCGTGGTCGCATTCAACTCCAGCAAGAGGGCGGGACGGGAAGCGCCCCAAGCGGGCGTCAATCATCTCGATCACGCCAAAGGGCAACTCCTTCATCTCGTTCAACCAGGCGAAGGTGCCCTGAGTACCCCGGATCTTGCGGATATGCTCGTCTTTATCCAGCGCCAGGAATATGACATCGCACTCGACAGCGGTGCCGTCTTTTAGGGGGAACCGTATGAGCTGCTGCGGTGGGTGAGTCCCCTTCACCGGTGCCAACCGACCAGTGATTGCTACCCAATCCCTGATGGTGGTGGTTATGAGGTCGGGGTATGTGTTGCGGATAATGAATAGCCGGGTCGGGCGCACCCCCTCCTTGTTGGGGGTCTGCTCCTGCATCATCTGCAAAAGCTTAATGATAGTGGCTTGGGTTTTGCCACTGCCAAGGGGGCCTTTGATCGCGCAGAAAGGCCCCCGGTGGCTGATGTAGTCATAGACAATCTCCGATGGCGGCTGATACGTCAAGGACAAGTGGCTAGCCATACTTTATCCACACCAATAAGGGATAGATGATGACCGCTGCCAGGATAAGCCTGGCTATATCAGACGCCAACTTGTTCTCATCTTGCATCTTCGGGGTCCCCGATTATGCCATGCCCGTTGATCACCCTGCCAGGGTAAGCCTGGCTATATCAGACGCCAACTCGTTCATCGCGTGCGATGGCCGCGTTTGTCCAGAACATCGCCTCTTCCAACTTGGTGAGGGCAACGGACTGCTCGCGCCCCGGCGGCGTCTTCTCGGAGACTTGGCGCATCAGGTCCTTGAACGCGGCCCGCACCACCTCGTGTCGTTTCGTCTTTTCCGACGTCGGCTCGCGGTAGTCGATGCGGTAGTCGATATCATCTTGCATCTTCGGGGTCCTCGATTATGCCATGCTCGTTGATCACCCTGCCAGGTGGGGGAACCATCTTGATCTCGAACGTGCTGTGGATGTCGACCTTGTCGTGCATACCAAGGAGCATCGTCAGGATCTTGTCGTTGCCGTTTCGGTACACCGGAGCACCGTCGGCATCCACTGCGGGAGCCCCGTCAGCATCTCTGGGTCGCTCTCCAAACGCCCGCCGAATGACGTGCGCTTGCAAGCGCACGTGGATGTCGCCGAGAATGTCGTTGTACACCCTACAGAAATCTGGGTCTTTGCGGCGCCAGCGATAGAAGGTGCCGGGGTTGATACCGGCAGCTTCCTCGGCAGCGGCCACACTGTGGGTGACGCGAAAATTTTCGAGGAAAATCTCCTGACGTCGTCGAACCCGTTTGAGCGCCTGTTCGTCCACCGGCGCCACCAAGCGCCGCTGTTCCATGGCTTTGATTTCTTCGACGGGGATAACTGATGGTAGCATTGGGACTGACCAGCGCGCGGGCGACCGGGTAAGTATAGCAGCCGACGGCCCGGAGCGCAAGTATCATTCCATGGGGAGGTGGGGATAGTGGGATACCCCCTCTCGACCCCGTGAGAGAGAGAGAGTATTGGGACGAGGGCCTGGTCACGGACCCCCTACCCTCCCCTACCCATCTCCCCATGGAATGTCGCGCGGGCCTGGTAAGTGGGGTGAGTGTTTAAACATTACCGGGGGTGTTCGTAGAACGTGGAAGACACCCGGGTACTTTTGTTCGCGGGTCCCCGCGCGGACCCCACCCCAGTTCTCGCCTTGCCGCCGCTGTTCCCTCCTTGCCGCCCCAGTTCTCGCCTTGCCGCACCGCTCGTCGACCTTGGCACACCGCTCGTCGCCTTGACACCGCTCGTCGACCTTGCTGCACCGCTCGTCGGTCTTGACTAGCGCACGACCGGTCAGCCGTGGTCTAATGGCATTTCGGTCGGGGCGCGTCGCCCCGATCCGCAACCCGGAGACCGACAATGGCCGACAACACCCTTTCTGTCTGGACTGTCACCGAGCGAGACGAGAACGGCGAACCCCTGCCTTGGAACGAAAGCTATCGGAGCTTCGAAGACGCCCTGGAAGCCGTGCGGAAGACGGCGGAGGAATACGCGGGCCTGGACCCGGACCTGGACCCGGACCTGACCGAGCACGATTGGGACATCGAGCACGTTCGCGTGTTTTGTGCCTTCGACGAGCGCTATTTCTGGCTGTCCGAGACGAAGTTCTCGAGCTGATTCC